AGAAAGATGCCCACCGGGGTAGCTGTGCTAGTGCCGGTATCCTTTTGGATAGTACCGTCAGAAGCCATCTTGACTACATCGCCGTAGTAAATGCTAGTAGCGTAGCTAGTAACAATTCGCATTAGGCGAGTAGAACCGGCGTACACCTGACCACCGATCAAATTGACCGGCTGAAAGCCATAAGGCTTGTCAACTGTAGGATATGCCATAGTTAAACTCCAAAAAAGTTAAAATTTACTTACCTCTGCCAAACGACGTATCCGACTTACGCTCTGAAAACAGAGGCATACGCGGGTCGTTTTCACGCATAAAACTATTGTCGATTGCAAGAGTTTGCGCCTGAGTCTGGTCGTTGTAGTAGTTACTACGCTGTTCCACGAACTCGGACGGAGTCTTACAAAGCAACAAACCACCGATCTCGATATTGTCTTTAAAGCGACTAGACGGATCGATTAGCAGTTGGAATTTAGGTTGCTCAGTAATTTTTACTGGCTCCCAGCCTTCGCGCATTTTTGCTGACAGGTTACGCGGATCGGAGTTATTTAACGTCGAAACACGAATCCACCTGTAGTTAAAGCCCGGCTGCTTATCAGGTTCAGGTAGCAGCTCCGCAGGTGCCCACTGCTTAGGGCGCATCTGCGTCTCACGGGTTTCAAGTTCACGAGTCAATTTAGGTTCAGCCATTATTTATTCTCCAATTTAAGAACTTCACGAGCATATTGCTCCGGGGTTAATTTAAACTTTTTAGCCAGCGCTGCTTGGGTCGCGGTTAATTTAATCTGCCTCGGGGCCGTGCTACGTTTGGCTGAAGCTACAACTGTACTCGTCTTACGCTGAGGTTTGGAGTCAGCAGAGTCGTCGTCTTCATCTGGCGTGGTTTGGAACGCCTCTGGAAATCGTTTGCGTATTGTTGTGTCAATACGCTTATAGTAGTCATCAGTACCAATATATTGTGTGCCGTACTGTTGAGCTAACTTTTCATGCAAACCGAATGCCGCTTGAGTCATCTCAGGGTCTTTTTGGAACCATGACTCGTTACGTGTTACCCAGTTCGCGTATTTACCATCAGGAGCAGCGTTTTGGGGCTGAGCCTGAGTTTGCGGCAGTTGTACCTCATTTTCTACATCTTGTAAAGTAGGTCTAAAGTTTTTTGCTTTATCCAACCTTAAAGTAGCTTGCGTCAACTCCTGTTGGGCTTCAAGTATTAGGTCGTTATCGTAAGATTCTAACGCTTGTTTATACTTGTCTTTTGCTGACTCTACATCACGATCCGCCGCATACTGCATAGTGGATATGTACTCTTGTTCGCCCGTTTTAAGGGTTGCTTTAAGACGTTTGTTTTCTTCTAAAACCCGTTGGGCTAAAGCAATAGCTTCTTGATTCTCACGTTGTGCTGCGTCTTTTTCACGCCGCTCGTCATTCCAAACCTTTTTGTATTGTTTTAGGCGCTCTTTTGCCTTTTCGGAGTATTCCTCAAGCTCGTCGTTCTCAAGCTCTTGGACAATCTCCTGAGGCATAGGCTGTCTACCCCTATCTTCAGCGGGAGTATCGTCTTCAATCTCAATTTCTAACGAATCTTCAGCTACGTTACCATCAACTTCGTCAGGAAACTTGTACTCATTCTTTTCAAATGTTGCCATTTTATTACCTCCTATGCCCGTGAAATGCCGCGTGGATCATCAACCACGGCTTCTACAGAGTCTTCATTAAGCAAACGGAACTCCCGTCCGTGGATTTTTAAGCGGGTGCCTGAGTTTGGTCTGGCTAAAATAAAATCGCCTTTCTTACACCACGGGCCATTTGGGTAGCGTTCCTTGTCTGTATAACAATCAGGGCCAAGGTCTACAACGAAAAACACGGTAGCAAGCACTTCTTCAATCCTACGAGTTTCGTCGGACTTAATAAGGCCACTGTCATATTTTTCTTCTGCTTCGGGTAGCGCCACTAGGATGTGCCAGCCAGAAGGTCTAGGCAATTGTGTTGCCTTCTCTTCTGCAGTTTCAGGTAATACGGTTGCATCCAAGCTATCGGGGTTTGAGCCGATTAGGATTTCACTCATCGTCAAAATGCTCCAAGTTTTTTGCGAGGTCTAGTAGGTACATCTCCACGTTGGTAAGGCCTCGAATCTCACCGCACATGTATTTATAGTCTTCGTAATTTTTAGCTGCGCCTGAAGCAGCGGCCTCTGAGAGCTGCGTGCGTCTGGAACGCAACTCCCTTAGGATTGTTTCAATCACTTTGTCCATCATTCACCTTTTTTGGGAGGTCGATTAGATTGTTGTCTGTTTTGATGCGCTTGCTGCATCCGTGTTTTGTTTAACTCCATACCTTGACGGAAGCCTTCCGACTCCTGCTGCTTGTCCATCTTTTCTCTGTCGCTTATAGCTTTTGCAGTTATCTGAGCGCCAGCGGTTTCTTGCTGTGCATCAATACGTTGTTTCTCCAACTCGAGTTGTTTACCCTTGAGCATAATGTCTGCGGCATCTTTGTCTGCCTTGCGTTTCTGTTCGGCCTGTTTGATAGCCAACTCTTGCATCTGCATTTGAATGACAGGGTCTTGCATCTGTTGTTGAGCTTGTTGCTGTTGAGCTTCTTGCTGATGTTGTTGCAGCAGTTGTTGTGAAGCTTGTGCAGCCATCTTGGCAATCTGGTTCTCCATCTCTTTTGGAATAACGATGTCGTCGTCTTCCTCGTAGTTGGGTAACTGCATGCCCATCTGTTGTTCCATTTGCTTGCGGTACTCAAATCCTAAGTGTTCAGAGATATGCGCCTGCATAGCAGCCATCATGCCTTGCGCGTTAGGGTTTTGAGACAGTGTTTCTTGAATCTTTGGGTCTTGCATTGCCATGCCATGTACAGCAATGTGGGCTTGGTGATCCTGATAGAAGAAAGCCTTAACAGGTTTGCCTTTCAACACGTTTACGTTTTCTGTTATTGGGTCACGCGGGCGCGTGTCATCTTCCATTGGTACAAGCTTCTGTGCATTCTTAATACCCAACACGTCTAACATCTGACGATGTAGCAGCGGCATGTCGTACAACTGAGGTGCGCTTTGTGCTAGTTGCAGTACTGCTTGATACTGCACAACTTTTTGCGACATCGTTGCAGCGTTTGGATCACTAACAGGTATGACGTCTACTTGGTCGTAATCAGATTGCTTGATCTGACGATCACCTGTGTCTGGCTGGTAGTCATACTCTTCTGGTGTGTAGTCACGAATGATGCCTTTGAGTAGGCGAAGTTCCTCGTGCATCGAGTAGTGAATCCGCGCTTGAACCGCTGACATAATTTTCAGCGTGCGCTCGAGAATAGCTAGTGTTGTACCTACTGGTGCTTGCCCCGACATATCACTAACTTTTAAGTCAGCCGCACTTGCAAAGCGACGACCCTCGTCAATGATTTGATTCATCAACTGAGCTAATACTTGTGAGGGTTCCTTATAGGGTAAGGGCAGTATGTTGTCCCTAATACTTCCACTCGGGACATCGACATCTCTAAATTCTCCCGGACTAATTGGGGTATCGTCCCCTTTAACTCGTAAGCCTCGAGACTTAAGCCCACCCGGAAGGTTGGAGAGGGTGCCTGCATCAACCAGTTGACGCAAAATGGAAGTTCCAGATTTAGCATACGCACCTATTAGATGTATAAGACCAAAGCAGTAGAACCCAAACCCGGGGATGTAACCGTAGTGTACAAAGTGATTGCGTTTTTGTTTTAGCTTGTCGTCAGGTTGCCAATTGCGACGAATCGCAAGTACCTTCTGATTAGACTTCTCAATAGTAACAATATAAGGCAACGCAATACCAGTAGGCTCGCCATGTTTGTCTGTGTCCTCGTATCCGGGCAAGTCAAGGTTAACCTGCATCTCAAGTAGTTTGTAACGGTCATCTGTTGAGGCTCTGAACCCCATCTTCTCCGCAATCTTCTTCTCTACCTCGTCCAATGAGTTGACTGGGTCGCCTAGGTCTATATCACTATAGAAGCCTTCTACTTGCAAACGACGAACCTCGTTCTCAGTTTTGCGCATCACATGTGTGACACGATCTGCTGTACGTAAGTCCGACGTACCATAGGGCACAACGACGTCTTCTGCTGGAACATAGATTGACGTTTGACGACCTAATGCTGGGTCGTAGTACACCTTCTTGAACGCATTACCTGACAGACCCAAGCCC